ATATTAGCAATATGAAGACTTTGTAGTAGTAGTTTTTTCATAGTTAATTTGAATTAGTGTTAAGGAAGAAGGGGAAGTTTACGCTTCCCTTTTTTTTTGTCAAATAATTTTTTTTAAAATATTTTGTTTATATTTGAAGAAATTAAAACACTACTATTATGGAAAAACGATTTAATTACCTTTTCGGTATGGCAAAACATTCTTCACAAAATCCTTTGATTTACAACGAACTTAAGGAACTTAAAAAAGACATTTTAAGCTTCCCAATGCTTCGTGTGGGTGCAATGGAAAAACGCATTGAAGAACTTGAACAAGAAAACGAATTACTAAAAGCAAAACTTGAAATTAACGGACTAATCTAATTTAAAAATTATGGACAAGACTAAACTACGAGAACTGTATCAGTATTACGAATTACAACCAAGTGATGTATTTAAACATCAGCACTATGTAATCTTAACTAGACAAGCAATCGACAAAATCATAGCTAAAGAACAACTAGACATTAGATATGAGGTTATTAAGTGTGAACCTGAGTATTGTTGTTTTAAAGCGATAATGGAAAAGGATGGCAAACATCTAGAAACTTTTGGTTCTGCTAAGTACGGAGACTATAAAAACGGAAGTACCAATTCTTGGTATATCGCAGAAATGGCAGAGAAGAGAGCGAAGTCTAGAATCACTTTAATGTCTACTGGTTTCTACGAGTTAGGAGTATTTGGCGAAGATGAGTCTGAAAGCTTTAAGAGAAATGGATAGATACACAATTCAGAAACTGTTTAAAGGACACTATCAAGTCATAGACGATAGAGGAGAATCCTTGTTTGAAGGTAGTATTTCTGAATGTTATTGTTATCTTCGTTTATTTGTAATGAACCTAATAGAAGAATAATGGAATACAGCGAATGTTGCGGTGCTACAAGATGGCTTGAGGAATCAGATATTTGTGGTAAGTGCAAAGAACACACAGAATTTTATACAGAAGATTAATTTTAAATATTTAAAAAATGGATTTAAAAGTAAGAGGTAAGATTACCAAAATTAACAACGTACAAACTGGAAAGACTGCTAAAGGAGAATGGAAGAAAGTTTCCTTCTTATTAGACAATGGGGCAAAGTATAACAACTTATTTTGCTTTGATGTTTTCGGTCTTGAGAAAGTAGACGACTTCTTAAAGTACAACAAAGAAGGTAAAGAAGTAGATGTCAGTTTCAATGTGAATTGTCGTGAATACGAAGGAAGATACTACACTTCTTTGGATGCTTGGAAAGTATTTACTGCAAAAGAACTAACTTCGTCTGACCAACAACCGGACAGAGAAGATGATATGCCATTTTAATTAAGGGGGGCATATTGCCCCCTTTTTAACACTACACACTATGCTAATTGACTACACAAAAGAACTACAACACCTGAACAAAATAAGAAAGGGTGAAATACAAGAAGGTTATAAATTAGGAATACCTGAGATAGATGAATTTTTTCGTTTTAAGAAAGCGAATTTTAATGTAATACTAGGACAAGCCAATGTGGGTAAAACGTCTATGGCTTTATATTTAATGCTTTTATATTCTTTACGACATAATATTCGATGGGTGGTTTTTTCAAGTGAGAATGAACCTTATTCTATTATTCGAAAACTAATGGAATATTTACTTGCTGAACCTATTAATAAGATGTCAGAAGAAGCTTACAAATACGCAGCAGATGTAGTGGGTAAGTTCTTTAAATTTATAAGTCCTGAAAAACTTTACACTTACAAGGATTTGATTAAATTAGGGGAAAGCTATAAAGCAGCTTGGGACTACCAGGGAATGTTAATTGACCCTTACAATAGTTTAATTAAGGATGCTGAAATGTCAAAGACAATAGATGGGCATAGTTACGATTACCAAGCAATGACTGAATTAAGACAGTTCTGTAAAAGAAATGACATTAGTCTTTGGTTAAATGTTCACGCAGTAACAGGTTCGATAAGAATGACTCATTCTATGGGACACGAATACGCAGGTTATCCTTTACCACCAAGCGCAGGTGATGTAGAAGGAGGGGCAAAGTTTGTTAATCGTGCTGATGACTTTTTGACTTTCCACAGATATACACAACACCCAAGCGATTGGAATCAAACGCATATGCACATAAGAAAGACAAAAGAAACAGAAAGCGGAGGTAGACCAACACCTTTAGATAGTCCTGTTAAGTTAAGGTCTTTAAAGAATAATGTAGGCTTTGAAATAGATGGAGAAAACATTTTAGAGAAAGTCTTGAGAAATAAGAAAGAAACAAAATTTGCACAAGCTAACCTAAGAAAAGCGTAATGGACTACGAATTAAGATTTATATTTAGTTTACCACACCAAAGGGTGTGTTTAGGATGGGAGATACTTAACCCAAGTGAAGAATTTCCTTATCAAACTTTGAAGCTGTACTTGTTATTATTAACGATTGAACTTGACTTATAATGCTTCAAATTTTATCACGACATCACGACTTATGGTTAGCGTATGTAATTAGTTTTACGGTGAATCCTGATACTGCAAAAGACATAGTGCAGGAATTTTACCTTAAAATGTCGGATTACGATAAGGATATTATGATAGGCGAAAAGATTAATTTCTATTTCGTCTATTTGGTTTTAAGGAATATGGTATTTGATTTAAAGAAAAAGGAAAAACGCTTTTACTTTACAGAAGATTTACCTGCTTTAGAAGATGAAGAATACTTTGAAATAGACAACACAAAAAGTGAACACATTACAAGGTGGTTAAATGACCATAATTTAGATGAGTTAGATTTAGACAACACACAGAACCTAAAAAACATCTATAACGCTTGTGTATTTAACGAAGTATTCATAGAGGGTAAAAGTATTGCGGAACTATCTAGAGAAACCACAATCAGTTATTATTCGCTTTACAACACCGTTAAGATAATTAAGAACGAAATAAAACATAATTATGAAACTAGGAACGACCTTAGAGAAGATATTTAAAATAACCGGGATAGCCTGGTTAGTAAAAAAAATATGGGGCGATAAGTGCGGATGCAAAGAACGTAAAGAAAAGTTAGACAATATGAAAATATTTAGAAAATGAAACAAGAGAACTACGATTATTGGACAGAATTCAGAGCAGTAGAAACAAACACCTTAACCAAAGCAGACAGAGAACTAATAGTAAAGATATTCGCAGAAGAAATGAATAAGCGTATTACTGTCGATTGTGGATGTAGTGGTAAGGTTTGGCAACAAAGAATTAACGAGATAAACAAACTTTATGACAAAGGATGATACCGATAAATACGAGAAAACTATTTGCTTATGGTTAAATGGATTTTTAGACTTTAGATTAGACTGGGTAGGTGAAGAAAACACCTTTTACGATTTAATAGGCACTACGCCAAAGGGTAATAAGTGCGTTATAGAAATTAAAGTAAGAAAGAAATACTACAAAGACAAGATGCTTGAGAAGTACAAATACGACAAGCTTATGTCTTTACCTGAAGATGTGGTTAAGCTTTACTATGTGAGTGACCCTAAAGGAACTTATATCTATTGGCTTAATGATATTAAGATTCCTAAAGTTGAAACTATAAGATGTCCTACTACTACTATGTGGTCAAAAGAACGAAAGGACAAAGAAGTATACCTATTACCTGAACGCTTGGCTTCTATTGTAGAATTTGCCACACCACACACAGATTTTAAATATTAAAAAAAATAATTAACTTTTTTGTTAATTAGAAAATAATGTTTATCTTTGGGTATTGTTAAACACTAAAATTCAAATTATGATGCTTAAATTTGGTAAACACAAAGGACAAAATTTCTACGAAACCCCTAAATCATATCAGTCTTGGTTACTATCTCAAGACTGGTTTAAAATGCCTAAATCAGAGATGCCACTACACCAACAATTAAATGGTTGGGATGGACACAGTAAAAAAGGTCAAGCTATTTACGATGCTATATTTGAGCAAGAAAAAGCCGAAAGCAATAGTATGTATTGTAATTGTGGTAATATGAAAGAGCCAAAGGAAAAATACTGTGGTTGGGGTTGTATTGCTGAATTAGGCTTATAAAAATTAACAGGGGCAGAAATGCCCCTTTTAAATCTACTACTATGAAACGACTTGCTAAATTATTTATGAAGATTCAATGGACATTCTTTGCTTTGTCTTTTGCTTACTTAACTTTTCAATTACTAACTATTTTAAGTGAACTACTATGAGAATTGAAGGAACATACGAATACGACTATGTAGAGTTTGACTACAAAGCTTACATAGAAGAAGGTGGAAAAGGCGATTACTGGACACCACCTGCACCTGATACAATTTATGTTGAATTTGTAGGATTCTTACCTGATGTAGATTTAACCAACTGTTTAAAGGGTTCTATCATTGAGAAAATCCAAGAGAAAATTCAAGAGGAGTTATGAATACCTTACATTCATATATCTTTTTAAACTCTTCGAAGTACGCTTTAGATACTTTAACCAAGTGGTACGAAAAGAAACCAAAAAACAAAGAACTTCAGAACTTAATCAAATCTATTCAGTATATTGTAGAACATACAAATATGGTAGAACTAGAAAGACAACTTTATAAAGACCATTTAGATTTACTTTCTGAAGAACATATAAAACTTAAAAACGAACTTAAAGACCTTTGGGATGCGAAAAAGTAGAATAACACAAGCACAAAAAATAGCAGAACTTAAAGACCATTTAAACTTTGTAGAACAACAGTTAAGGGTACACATTCAAACCTGCGAAAGACTATTCAGATTTATTTACGAAAAAATGAACATCGATGACACACAAGATACTACCGACACAGATACACACGATAACGAACAAGAAGGGGGTAATTAAGGTTTACACCGAAAAAGAATACCAACACCTTACCTGGTGGCAATTAGTTAAACACGAACATAACATCAAAACGATATGATACTTTTATTTGACATAGATAGCTTATTGTATTCAGCTTGTTTTAATGTAGATTCTCCGGAAGAAGCTATGTTTAAGTTTGATGAAAGTTACCAAAAAGTAATAAATGACTTAGGCGAATTCTACGAGGTGGAAGAAGTTATTCCCTTTGGTTTATCTAAGAACAATTTCAGAAAGTTTATCACAAAGACTTACAAAGCTAATAGGTCAAAAGAAAAGCCACAGTACTTTAGTATTTTATGTCAATATGTAGCGAAGTATTACGACCCAATACAAGCAAACGGAATGGAGACAGATGACCTGGTGGCTATCTACCGGGAAAAGATAGGTGCTGAAAATTGTATAATTATCTCAATAGACAAAGACTATAATCAATTTCCGTTCACTAAAATTTATAATTACCACAAAAAGAACTTTCAAACCTTCTCAAAAGAAGATGCTCTATATAACTTTTATGAGCAAATGATAGTAGGGGACACAGCAGACAATATTAACTACTGCAAAGGATATGGTAAGGCATACGCTAAAAAGCTATTTAAAGGCGTTTCTACGGACTTTGGCTACAAAAAGAAGGTCTTAGGTCTATTTAAAGAAATCTATCGTTCAAAAGGTCGAGAACGATTTATACAATGTTATC